TTCCGCCACTCCCGCGTCTCAACTGAAATAATAATATCATGTATATAATTCATCGTCAATCATTTTTTTAGATTTAACTAAAATTTCATGTTGCCTCTAAAGTATCTACTATATAACTAATTAAATATCTGCTATATAACTAATTCTATTTTTCTTATTTTAACCTTACATATTGGTTATTATATAAATTGTAAAATGAAAAAGAGACTGACCCAGAATCCGAACTACTAGAATCCTGGGTCAGCCTCTTTTTTAGGATGATGATGAATAAATGCATGCCCTACATTTACCATAAAATATATTAACAGTCATAACGTATGTCATGCTGGTAATACCAAGAAGGTATTATTCACCATGACCATGCCATCGACATTTAGGTCTTTCGAATACAATCTAACTCATAAATGTTGAAGATTGTATAGAACTAAAAAATCCTTTTTACGGGTACGTAAAAAGGAGCTATTAACTTCTCCTCCCTATCTCTCGTAGGTCAAATGGTGAATGTTGAATAGGCAGTTCTCCTGACTCGGCGTCATCGCTTATCTAGCCTTCCCAGTTTCCCAGTGACTTAATTTAGACTCGCTCGACCATACAGTGGCGGGACCGTGCTGGCATTTAACCAGCTTCTCTATTATGCTTTTCAGCACCTATTCCCAAATATGATGTTTTCTATGAGTTAATATTAACACCGCTATCGTATTAAGTCAATTTATTTTTGTAATTTTATTTACAATTTTACTGTCCATTAATTTATACATATATAAACATGAGTTATACACTTTTTGGATATCTTCACGGCTTTTACTTTTTCATCTCTTATTCATCTATTGCCATATATGATATTTTTAATTACAATATAAAGGTATCTAAAAATAGGAGGAATCTATGTATATCGGAGATTTCATTAAAGAATATCGGGAAGCGAATGGTGTATCCATTGAAGACTTTGCCACAAAAGCAGGCTTAACAGTTACAGAAATTGAAGCCTTAGAAAATAACTTACAAGAAGATGGTACTGTAATACCAGTTGCGATGCGACAAATCAAAGGTATCGCCGCAGCTATGAGTGTACCAATGCCTGTAGTTATGGCTCAGATTCCTTCCGATCAAGAATTAGTTGTCCATGTAGTAGCTGAGTCTGATCAGCCCCATGCAAAGTAATAAGGAGAATAAATGAAGCGTAGTATATTAATTGCAGCAGCTTTCACAATCTTAGGCATCCTGCCCTCTCAAGCAGTCAATATTGCTGACTTAGAGAATGCAAGAGGTTATGCCTACTTATATCGTATGAATGGTCAAAACTATTACGCAGAACAACGCGTTAAAGTTATCGCTGGTGAAGGTAATAAATTTGAAATTATCGGTCGCACCTATAGTCATCAAGGGGCTCAATATTATATGACAGAGTACATAAACCATTATTACTTTGATCAAGATGCCGATACAATTCAATGGGTCCAAGAACAACGTAATATTATCGATGCCCGTACAGGTAGAGTATTACGGGAGGAAAAACGACCTAAAGCTAAATTGATTACGTTAAAACCAGATACTTATGGTTATATGCAAGCTATCTATTGGAGAGATCTTGCCGTAGCTGCAGGTCAGCTAAAATAA